TCAAATGATATTATAGGTGTTATTTCAATTCCAGTTCGATTATTTGGTGACTACATAAGACCAAATTCATTTACATTCACTGCTGAAAGTGGAAGTTTAACAGACGACGGAGAAGGAAACATACTATCAGGCAGCATAATAATCGGAAATATATTTTACCCTCACGGTCTTATTACTATAACCTCAGCATCAACAGACGTTATAACTAACTTTATAACATCATCTAACGTTACTTGTTCATTTTCAAGTTCATATAAAATATTTGAAACACAGTACAAATGTACAATTAGAGAAAATGAATTTAACTTAAGTTTAAATCCAAGTACAATATCAGGAAGTACAGAGGGTACACCATATGCTTTTGTAAATGAATCATATTTTTCACCTTATGTTACAACAGTGGGTCTATATGATGAACAACAAAACTTACTAGCAGTAGGTAAATTAGCTCAACCTCTACCTTCATCACCAACAACTGATACTACTATACTTATTTCATTGGATAGATAAATGTGGTTATACGAAAATAAAGTTATAAGTAAAATAGAAGATTTTCCTGAAAATACTTTTGGATACGTCTACCGGATTACTAATTTAACAACCGGTAAAGAATACATTGGTAAAAAACAACTTGAATCTAAAACTAACATAAAGTTAGGTAAGAAAGAAAAAGCAGCTCTACCAACTCAACGTGGTAGAACACCATCTAAAAAATTAGTAGTAAAAGAATCTAATTGGAAAGATTATTGGGGTAGTTGTAAACCATTACTAGAAGATATAAAAAAATTAGGACCAGAAAAATTCAAAAGAGAAATATTAAAATTATGTCCTAATAAAAAAATGTTAACATATTGGGAAGTATCATATCAAATAAAAGAAGATGTATTATTGCGAGATACTTATAATGAAACTATCCTCTCCCACTACTACAAAAAAGACTTCATAGTCTAAATTAGGCTTACACACTAATCTTTATTATATTTAGGTTATGGTTAATGCTTTAATGTATTTAATGGATACAATCTTAGGTAAAGGTAAACCTACATCTAAGGGAAACAGAGCATATCATTGTCCTGAATGTAAACATCATAAGTTAAAACTTGAAATAAATTTAGACGAGTCCTCATCACATTTTCAATCATACAATTGTTGGACGTGTGGATTTAAAGGCAAAAAGTTAACTACTCTGTTTAAGAAAATTGAGGCAGATTCCGATAAAGTAAGTGAATTAAGATTTTTAGTTAAATCATCTCCAAAAGAACATAGTGGAGTTGAAGTGACATCTAAAAAAGTAGAGTTGCCTAAAGAATTCATTTCACTTATCAATCCACCTAATAGTATAACTACTAAACATGCTTTACATCATTTAAAAGCAAGAAACATTTTAAAAGAAGACATCATAAAGTACAACATAGGATACTGTGAATTCGGCAACTACTCAAATATGATTATTTTACCTTCATATAATTCAGAAGGTACACTTAACTATTTTACAGCGCGTAATTTCAATAAAAATTCAACAATGAAGTATAAGAATCCAGATGTGTCAAGAGACATAATTGGACTTGAACTATTCATTAATTGGAACACACCCATCACTTTATGTGAGGGAATATTTGATGCTATAGCTATCAAACGAAATGTTATACCATTGTTAGGAAAGACAATACAAAAGAGCTTAATGAAAAAAATCATTAATTCATCTGTAGAAAAAATATACATAGCCTTAGATAAAGACGCAATTAAACAAGCGTTAAATTTTTGTGAGTCACTAATAAACGAAGGTAAAGAGGTTTATTTGGTTGATTTAAACGATAAAGACCCAAGCGATATGGGTTTTGAAAAATTTACTAATCTTATTCAAAACACTTTACCTTTAACCTTTTCAAATTTACTAGAAAAAAAATTACAATTATGATAGAAAAAAATGTAAACGTTAACAAAAAAAGTGTTAAGAGATTATTAGAAATAGATGATACTTCTAAAAGAGTAACAATAATGGACAATAGATACTACACCAGAAACGGTAATTTCTATCCATCTGTTACTAGTATTTTACAGTTTATGCCTAAAAATAAATTCTTTGAAACATGGTTAAAAGATGTAGGACACAACGCTGATATTATAATGAGAAAAGCAGCAGATGAAGGTACACAAGTACATGATGCTATTGAAAGATATTTGTTGGGTGAAAAAATTACATTAATTGACGAAAGAGGATTTTCACAGTATTCATTATTTGTTTGGCAAATGATTTTAAAGTTTCATGAATTTTGGGACACATACAAGCCTGTACTAGTAGAAAGCGAAGCTCACTTATTTTCAGACAAGTATTTATTTGCAGGTACATGTGATTTAGTAGTGGAAATTAATGGTGTAAAATGGTTATTAGACATTAAAACATCAAACTCATTACATACCAGTCACGACTTACAACTATCAGCATATGCTCAAGCGTGGAATGAATTATATGAAGAAAAAATTGAGCGTGTAGGTATTATATGGTTAAAATCATCTAAACATAAGGCTGATAAAAAAGGCGATAAGATGCAAGGTAAAGGATGGGAAATATATGAACCATCACGTACTATTGATGAAAATTTTAGACTATTTGAACATATACATGAATTATATAAACTCGAACATCCCGATCCAAAACCAATGTCTAATAATTTCCCTACAGAAATCCAAATTGGTTCATCACTTTAATATATTTATGACAAAACTAAATAATGATTTCTTTAATACGAATTCTACAAGAAATACTTTTTGAAGGTGGCAATGTATTTGGTACCACATCTAGTATAAAAAAAGAATATATTAAACCAACGTTAGAAAAATTTACAGTAGAATTAAAACGTATATATCCTAAAATCGATTTTAAATTCAGTACTCTTGGCTCTGTTGGTAAAAAAGACGAGTCAGGAGACATCGATTTAGGTATGAGTATTGATCAATTTATGACTAAAGATGGTGAACCATTATTAGCTAATTGGGACATAGATAAAGATGAATTTGACGCTTTATATGAAAAAATAAGAAAACGTTCAAGATCAGCATCTGAAGTTCAAAGTAAATTAAGAACTATGTTAGAATTAGCAGCAATAGGTATTGAAGAAAAGTCACAATTCATAGACACAGATGTTAAAGCAGCAGGTGGTGGTTCAATATTTTGTACTTTTCCTCAATTTGATGAAGAAGGTAATGAATTGTCTGAAAAATCAGTTCAAATTGACATCAACGTAGGTAACTTAGACTGGTTAAATTTTAGCTATTATTCAAATACATATAAAGATAATGTTAAAGGCTTACATAGAACACAATTAATGTTAGCTATGTTTCAAAATCTTAACATGTTATTTAAACATGGTGATGGAATAAGAGATAAAGAAACAGGAAAAATTGTTGCTTCTACTCCACAAGAAGCTATACAGGTATTAAACAATGGGTTTAACATTGAGTTAAGTCAAGACATAATAAATGACTATTTTGAATTAATGGATTTTATCAAGGAAAAATTGCCTAAAGATACATTATATAAAATATTCGACACTTATTTAAAAATACTAGACTCAACAAGAGCAGACATACCTTTAGATCTTCAAGACTATTGGATTAAAAATCAAGAACGTTTAGGATTAAAAGGTAAATTCCTACCAGATAACTCTAACCTAACTAAATATAAAAAAGCATAATGTCAGGATCAGCAGGTGGTAATCGTATAACTAGAACATCAGTTGAAAATACTGTTCAAGATTATATACAAAAAGTTCTATCTAAATTTCCTGGATTTAAAAATGCTAAAGCAACTGGTTCATATAATGCTGGAGCTAAACAAGACTTCGGTGACATTGACTTAATTGTTCAAATAGAAGGAACAGATAAAAAATTAATTAAACAAGATTTAGCTAAATATTTTTCTACATTACCTGATTCATTAATTGTACCATTTAAAAGCGACAAATATAAAGGTAAAAAATCACTTAGCAGTGGTGAATTAGTAACTGTATTATACCCAATAGTGGGAATGTCAGATCAATATGTTCAAATAGACAACATTATTTCAGTTAGTGAAGAAGAATCAACATTTAAAAATACATTTTTAGACTACTCAGCTGAAGTACAAGGTTTACTTTTAGGCTTAGCTAAAGTTGCATGTTTAGAAGAAGATCCTCAAGAAATATTTAAACGTTTAGGCATAAAAAATATTCCAACATTAGAATTAAATCAAGAATATGAGTTTAACTTATCAGGTGTTGGTTTAACATTACGTGTTGTAACATTAGACAATTTTAAAGAAGTAGACAGAACAGATGTGTGGAAATCCTCTAATTGGAATACTGTTAAAAGATTATTTGACAATTACAATATAGACTCAGATTTTAAAACATTGTTAAAAGATTTATCTTCTAAGTTAAAAAATGAACGTTCTAAAAATAGAATAAAAGGAATTTTTAAATCTATGGTATCTATAAAAAGTGGAGAAGTAGGCACACCTAAAGGTGACAATAAACAAGTAGCTTTGGACGCAGTAGACAGTATATTAGAAAATATGTTGTTTAAAGGTTTAGTTAAAGAATTAATTATGCCACTGTTAGAAGATGAGTCTCAAGAAACAATCGCTATTTATCCAGGTAAATTCAAACCACCGCATAAAGGACACTTTGAAGTAGCTAAACAATTAATTGGTAAAGCTGATAAAATAATCATAGCTATATCAGGTAAAGAAGTTGAGGGTATAAGTGCTGAACAAAGTAAAGCAGTATGGGAATTGTACAATACATTATTGGGCGGAAAACTTGACATAATAATAACTAACAAATCACCAGTAAAATATGTTTTAGACACTATTGAAGCAAATCCAAATAATCATTATATAGCAGTACATGGTAAAGAAGATAAAGATAGATATAGAAATGTAGGTAAAGATCCTCGTTACATAAATGCTGAAATATTTGACGGTGGTGCAATATCATCAGGTAATAAAATTATTAATGCTACTGATTTAAGAGTAGCCTTAGCTAACAATAAGAATATATCTAAATTTTTACCTAAAGACATTACTCCAGACCAATATGAAAAAGCATTAGGTATGGATGAAGTGGTAAATGAATCTTTTTATAAACATTCTATTCAACATACAATTCAAGAAGATATTAACACTTGGGGGACATTGCCTGAATATAAAATAGACTTAAACAATATATATGATTATGAAAAAAAAGGAGACTTTTATTCATTTTATGATGATGTAAATGATTGTGACATAATAGTAAAATTAAAAAACTTACCATCAGGTTTAGTAGAATTTAAATTCTATCCAGTAAAAGACAATAACATTTTAGGATTTATTAAATTAAAACAAATCAATCCTAAAGTAATGAACACTGTTTATAAAATATTTCAAGATGAAGTATTAACAAAATACAATTCAATTTTAATCCAACCAGCAGGATATACTAGATATAGATTATTTAGAGCTATGTTAAATAATATAGATAAAAATAAATATGATGTAAAAGTAAAAGACG